GCTTTTACCTCGCAAAACACCATGACCGTGTCATTCCACATCTGATGGGGCTTGTACTCCCAAGTAGCCGTAGGATCGTGTTGCAACAATGTATCCACGGCCCAAGCCCAAGACAGGTAAGAAAGGCCGTTTTTCTTCTCGACCTTCTCAGTTACGTTGATCTTTCTAAGTTCGTTGAATTTCATGTTTGGCTCCTTTATTTGATGAACAGGAAGAGCAGTGTTCCGTAGCAAATCCCTAATGCTGTGCATAAGATCCAATCACTCCTCGTCGGTTTCCATTTCTCCAAGTTCAAACTCCTGTTGTTCCAGCTGTTGTTGGTGCTCACGTTCTCTCTCCCTGTCGTATTCCCAAAGTTGACGATCTAGCCACCAGTCATAGTTCATTGTTTTCATCCCTAACGTAGATCACACAGAACTCCATGTGGTTATCGTGGTCGAACACTACTGCCATGTTTTTAGGCAGGTTGTAGTTGTCGTAGAAGTGTTCCTTGATGATTTCGCCTAGTTGCTGTTTTGTAAGTACGATCTTCATGTTTTCTCCTTGTTGCGATGGAGTAATCTTAGGCTCGATAAACCTTTAAGACTGTCATCGTGACGACAATCTCTGCCACTGATACCAAAAAGAAACGCCGTTCGTCGGCAAGTCCTACGCAACGATCCTTAGCTGCGCTTCGTGAGCGAGGTTACTTATGTCAGATCGTCGAGCACTGGAACCCTTGGGCCAAGCAAAGAAAAGACTTATTCAACATAGGTGACATCCTCTGTCTTAAGGACGAAGAGACGCTCTTAGTACAGACAACCTCAAGAGCTAACGTCTCAGCCAGGGTGAAAAAGATTGCAGACTGCGAACACCTTCCGGCTATCTTGAGGGCGGGTTGGAAGATAGAGGTTCACGGATGGGGCAAGTTGAAAGAAGGGTGGACTTGCAAGGTTATTGAAATTTGATTTAGACTCTTATTTGTTTCACCGCATTGGCTAGGGTAGCTCCCGAAAAGCAGCCTCATCACCTGCCTGCCAAATGCTTCTTCAGTGATGGCAACCTTTGATGAAAGGTGACAATGCACTACTACCAACACCATATTGGTGACTTCATTAAGGACACCTCGTTCTTAACCAACGAAGAAGTTGGCATCTACATGAAGTTACTTTGGCTTTACTACGACACAGAAAAGCCGCTTCCAAACTCACTGCACGAACTTTCAATGAAGGTCAATGGCCGCGATAAGGAGCAAGCCATATCGGGGTTGCTTGGCATGTTCTTCACGCTAGAGGAAGGAAGCTGGCATCACAAGCGATGCGATAGGGAGATAGCCCACTATCACCAGCAACTGGAAGCCGCTTCCAAGGCTGGAAAAGCATCAGCCGCTAAACGAGCGTTGAACAAGCGTTCAACGGACGTTCAACAACCGTTTAACGAGCGTTCAACGATCGTGCAACCAACCAATAACCAACAACCAATAACCAATAACCATAGTAAGAAAAGCTCAGGAACAAGACTTCCAGAGGACTGGAAGCCTTCATCTGCTCTGCTTGATTTTATGAAGGCTAGACGGCCAGACTTAGACCCAGACGATGTAACCCTTCGCTTTTGCAACTTTTGGCACTCCAAGGCTGGTGCAAGTGCAACAAAGTTGGACTGGGATAAGACCTTTCAAAACTGGGTGTTAAGCGAAAATCAGGTCATTAGAAAACCGGCTCAAGTTAGTAACCTCGACGCAGCTGCTGGCAGAGGTGGCATATGATCGGCCATGACTTTGTTAACGCTCAGCTACTTGCAGGCAAAACACCTAAAGCCGTTTTTCTCGACCTCGAAGGCAAGCCAGACGCTGATGAGCTTTATCCCGTCGTTATTGTTGTTAAGCACGACTTCGATTTTCGTTTTGTGCGCTCTCTTCGGGTTTTTGTCTCAGGCATAGACTCGGAAGCGGTCTACAAGATCGTGCAAGCAGTTTTGCGATTCAGTCCTGCGCGAGTCATTGCGAACTACCTAGAGACCTCACCGATTATTGTCTGGGATTCGGAGGTTGACGCATGAACATTATCCAAGACCTTGATTATCAAGCCTGGTATGAGTCGATGGAGGCAAGCGTAAAGGTTCGACCCGTTGCCGACTGCATGGATCAACTCATTGACGAAGTTCGCAATCCGGTACATGCGCCTAAGATCGTGATGCCTTGGAGCAAGACCGAAGATTTATTCCGGTTTCGTCCAGGTGAAATCACGGTTTATGCAGGCCAGAATGGGAGCGGGAAATCAATGCTTACCGGCCAGGTCGCACTCGGCCTTATCGCGCAAGGTCAAAAGCTGGTTATTGCATCTTTCGAGATGAAACCGCTGGCGACCCTCAAGCGTATGGTTCGGCAATGGTCGCGGATGTCTATGCCGACTGTCGACCAATACGAAGCCTTTAGGGACTGGGTAGGCGCGAACATGTGGTTTTACGACCAGCAAGGCACCGTCTCGCCCCAGCAGGTGCTTGGCGTTGGTGTCTACGCGACTAAGCAGCTACAGTGCAAGCACTACCTAGTCGATAGCCTGATGAAGTGCGTCAAAGGCGAAGATGACTACAACGGTCAAAAGAACTTCACGGATGAGCTCTGTGCGCTTGCGCGGGATCAGGACATGCACGTTCACCTGGTGCACCACATTCGCAAGCAGCAAAACGATGAGAACCTGCCGACCAAGATGGACTTGAAGGGTAGCGGGTCGATTGCCGATCAGGTCGACAACGTGATGCTGCTGCACAGAAACAAGAAAAAAGAGCGCGAGCTTGAGGCTAACGGCGTGGTCGATCAGTCAATTCCAGACGCTTATCTTGCAGTCGAGAAGCAGCGAAACGGCGAGTGGGAAGGCGTGATTCGGCTTTGGTATGACAGGCAGTCTCAGCAATACGTCGAGATGCAAAACGGATTTGCTATCGACTTTTGCAAGCGGGACTAAAGTATTACGCACATGCCTTAGAAAGCTAGGAAGATTGGATTTCTTTAACAAGGAGCCGCTATGACAAACAAACAGAAAGCCTACAAGCTGCTGGAAAAGCTAGCAGCAGAAAATGACTATGTAATCGTTCATTCACGCGAGTTGCGAATCTTGATCGACGATCTCAAAGACTTGCAAGCTAAGGTAAAAGCAGCGCGGCAAGAACTCATCGACATGACGGGTGACATGGCATGAGCGAGAACAAAACAGCAAAGACACCGACAGACGACGGACATGTAGCGCATGTTTACCTGTTCGAGAAAACGGGCAGGCCAATGGTCGCATGGGATAACGCTAAAGATATAAAGCTAGGCGACAGGCTTTACGCTGCACCAAAACAATGGGTTGGTCTGACGGATGAGGAGATACATGACTTGATTTATCTATCTCAAAAAATTGATGCTAGTAATTCACCTTGGTTTGATTGTTTGGGTTTTTACCGTGCCATCGAAGCCAAGCTAAAGGAGAAGAACACATGAGCAAAGATACAGGCGGCCCAGCGTTTCCGCTGTTTGCGGCAACAGGCCATAGCGGTATGACTTTGCGTGATTACTTTGCAGCTAAGGCTATGCAAGCAATAGCGCAGAAATACAGCCATGAAGGGGATGTTTCACGCAACGCATACAAAATTGCAGATGCTATGTTGAAAGCGAGGGAGCAATGAACAAGGAAGATCCAGTGGCGTGGCGATCTACATCACCTGACGGAAAACTATCAAACAAATTTGCTTGTAAACCAACGGAAGGTAATTGGGTTGAACCACTTTACGCCACACCACCAAAGCAATGGGTTGGTCTGACTGATGAGGAGATTGCTGAAGTGATTAGCGGGCAGTTTGCAGAGCGAAATTATTGGGTAAAGATTACCAAAGCACTTGAATCCAAGCTAAAGGAGAAAAACACATGAGCAGAGAAGCGATGCAGATGGCGCTGCACACGCTGGATGGCTGGGCAAATTACGGGAAGTGGGTTTGGCCTGAGTCTGCGCTGGAGCAGGCAAAGCGCAATACAACTGAATCCATCGCCGCACTACGCCAAGCACTGGAGACAGAGCAAGAGCCTGTAGCGTGGATACACAACTTTATTGAAGGTAATGTCATCACGCACATACCAGCAGATATTGGCCGTCATCCTGAGCGATGGACTGCGCTTTACAAAGACCCTACGCCGTGCAAAACATGCGAGTCACTTGCCATGGCAGTAATGAACGATCAGACGTACCATGAAAAAGTAATCCCAAAGCGTGAATGGGTTGGGCTTACTGCGTATGAAATACAAGAGATCCATTCAGGAAATCAGCACTGGGGTAATTTTGCTTGCGCCATCGAAGCTAAGCTAAAGGAGAAGAACAAGTGGTAAATATCGTAACGGGGCTACGACTGAAAGAACTAAGCTAAATCAGGAGAACACATGAGTGGCGATCACAATATGAAAGATTCTTTTGAATGCCCAAGGTGCGGACATTGTTGCGCTGTTGATGAATGGGAGGTTCAAGACAACGTAAACCATCCTAAGCACTACACATCTCATCCATCGGGAGTAGAGTGCATAGAAATTACAGAGCATATGAACTTCAACCTAGGCAATGCTACGAAGTACGTTTGGAGGGCAAGCCTAAAAGGTAAAGAGGTTGAAGATCTTAAGAAGGCTATTTGGTATCTGGAAAGAGAGATTGCGAGGATAGGATGAGGGTTCTTGTTGCCTGCGAGTATTCAGCGACTGTAAGAAACGCATTCCAAAAAAAAGGGCACGAAGCATTGTCTTGTGATTTGTTGGCAACCGACATCCCTGGGAACCATTATCAAGGCGATGTTTTTGACATCATCAATGATGGATGGGACTTGATGGTTGCACATCCTCCATGCACTCATCTGGCGGTCAGTGGGGCCAGATGGTTTAAACATAAGACTAAAGAACAAGAGGAAGCACTAGAGTTTGTAAATAGGCTTATGAATGCTCCCATAGATCGAATATGTATAGAGAACCCAGTAAGCGTTATAAGCAGCAAGATAAGGAGGCCGGATCAAACCATACAACCTTGGCAATTTGGGCACGGAGAGGTTAAAAAAACATGTTTATGGCTAAAAAACCTTCCTAAGCTGGTTCCAACCAATATTGTTGACGGAAGAGATCAAAGAATATGGAAATTACCGCCAAGCAAAGATCGATGGAAAATAAGAAGCACTACATACAAAGGAATAGCTGAAGCAATGGCAACTCAATGGGGATAATAATGACTGACGAGCAAAAGAAGATTCTTGCTTACCTGAAAAAGCGTAAGACACCCGCTGACTTAAAGTCGGTGAGGCTACAGACAAAGATCGACAAGCAGACAACTGTGAATTCCCTAAACGCTCTGTTAAAAAAAGGTTGTATAAAGACATCCTTTAGGTTTGACCCGTTTACCAAAGAACGTGTCTGGGAATGGGTAAAGGACGAATACGAGGCCAAGAAAGTGTCCAGGCCGAAGAAGAAGTTCAAGCCTGTCTTGGCAAAAACCAAGCAGGAAGAGGAAGGTGTGGGCGTTAGTTTCTTTAATAATCCGTTCAATTTGAGGGTCGCATGAATCTAAACGAAGCAGCAGCTATGAGCGCAGCACAGGACATCATCGAGCAGGCACAGTCAACAAGTGCTCTAGAGCAACGAGCACTAGCAATCGTCAATCTGTCTGTAGAGCTACACAGGAAAGCAATAGACCTAAGACTGCAAGCAGAAGAGATTCTTAAAGAAATAAGGTATGGGTTAAAATGAAAGTTGGCTCCTTCCCCTCCTTTGCCCGACGCGACGTTGGGCGTTTTTTTGTATGAAAGCGGCGGTCTATACGGCGATCTTTGGCAACTATGACCCGTTGCACTACGCGGTCAAACAAAGCGTTCCTACGGCCTTCTACGCGATCCTAGACGGTGCTAGGAAGCCTCAAGGATGGCAGCAAGTCATCACAAGCAGACGCTTCTCAGATCCTCGTATGGATGCCAAGTGGTTTAAGGTATTCCCAGACAAGCTAGAGTTCGCTGAGGATTACGTGATCTGGATAGACGGGTCGATAAGGATCACAAGTCCTGAGTTCGTGGCTTACATGATCGACCAGGCCGGAGATACGATGGCAGCATTCCAACACCCTTGGCGGACTTGTATCTACCAAGAGGCCGGAGAGTGCTGGGACATGGTCAAGTATCGAGATCAACCTATCTTGGCTCAGGTCGAGCACTATCGGGATCAGGGGTGGCCGGAGGATTCAGGTCTTATTGCTGGCGGGGTGTTGTGTTGGAAGCGAAGTTACATCAATCCCCAGGCAAATCAAGATTGGTGGATCGAAATGATGAAGTGGACGCTACAGGATCAACTATCGTTCCCGATCATTGCAGACAAACACGGGTTAGAGGTTAATGTTTGCACAGAAAACCTCATGAATAACAAATACTTTCAGGTGGTAGCCCACCATAGGATGGCGGAGTATGAAAAAAGTTCCGATACTCATTTGTACGGTAGGGAGTCCAAGTCTTGAAATCACGTTGTCGAGCATCCGTCTATACGCCAAAGAAGCGCCTATTTATCTGTCGAGCAGAACCGAGACAATGGATGAACGAGTTTACAAATGGGTACTCAACTCGTCGGGTAACTTTGGTGATGCCTACAACCGGATCATGGACGACGCATTCCAATACCACGATGCAGTCATCATTGCCAACGACGACATCTGCCTGACTCCAGACTCCTACAGACTTCTACTTCAGGATGCTAATCATCTTGAGAAGGCAGGGCATAAGATCGGTGTTTTAGGTGCGAGGTCGGATTACATCTTAGAGGCGCAGAATATCCGTTTCGAGGGTGGGGCTAGAAATGGGTTAAAGTGGGCTGAAGAACAGACGATCAAAGAGACGAGCGTCATTGCGCCGATCTTTGCTTACATCACAAAGGAAGCCTTCCAAGCGGTCAGGTTTCCTCCCATCAACTGGTTTTCAGATAACGTCTTTTGTCATACACTTACGGTATGTGACTTTAAGCATTTTGTTTCAAGGAGTTACGTTCACCACGCAGGCAGTCAAACGGTGGGCAAGGACGACTCTAAGAATCTCAAGGAGGCAGCGAAATGGCTGTGGAAAAACGAACCAGGGATAGCAAAGCATTACCGTCTCCCTACAGAATGAAAGTGCCTCCTGTACCCATTAGGTACGACCGGAAAGTAGGTATTCCTTTACAACCCAAGGAAAAGAAATGAAGGGCTTGCTTTCCCCTAAAGTCATGATTGTCATCAAGGAAGAAAAGGACGAGAGTTGTCCGCTTCCCACGCAAGACGAGGCTTTGAACGAAGAGAACAAGGCGATTGCAAGAGAGAAGGCGATGTATGGCCCTGAGCGAGAGGGTGATACGCAATTCTGGAGAGACTTAGGCGCAAAGTGGCGTATCTCTGCGAGTCAGGCCAAAGAGAGACGTTGCGGCAATTGCGAATACTTCGACATGGACATGGAAGATTGCCTGCCAGAAGGCGCGGGC